ATTACAACAACAGGATTAATTAGTGGTGGATCATTAGATATTGATAATGTTTTAATTAATGGAACAACAATTGGACACACTGATGATACAGACTTAATAACAGTAGCGGATGGTTTAGTAACTGTTGCAGGTGAAGTTCAAATGACTACACTAGACATAGGTGGAACAAATGTTTCAGCAACTGCGGCAGAAATTAATTATTCAGACTTAGCTACACTAGGAACAAGTGCGGCATCAAAAGTACTATCAGCAGATGCAAACAATTTAACAAAAATAACAGGTGGTGTGTTTTTAGAAGAAGATACACTATCATTTGATGCTACTCAAGATTGGGATGTAAGAGCATCCCCAGTTGCACAAGTGACATTGACAGCAAACGTGACTTTTGATGCACCTTCAAATCCAACAACAGGGCAGTATATATCTATTGTTTGTATACAGGATGGAACAGGTTCAAGGACAATTGCTTGGAACGCTGTTTTTGAATTTACCGGAGGTACAGCCCCAACGGCTACTACAACAGCCGGAAAAGCTGATTTATTTACTTTTAGATATCACAATTCACATTGGATAGAGGTTGGAAGAAACCTTAACTTAACAAGGGCATAGGAGGAATATAATATGTTTGCAGTAGTAACAGATGGAAATATAACAAGTTTTCCAAAAGGAAATAAAGGAATTACAATTGGAGATAACCAATATCCTGCGGCTATATATACTTTATGGACAGAAGCCGAAAGAAACGCAATAGGTATCTATACAATAGAAATAGATAACACTAATAAAAAAGATGAAGAGTGGTACATTAATACTAATCAGTCGTATGCATTTGGTAGTGGTAAAGTTACAGCAACTTATGGTACAGCAACTGCTAAAGCCATAGCAGATGCTTTATTTACTCAAGCAGATGAAGATAATGGATTAGGTACTAAAGATGATGTAAAAGCAGAAGGATTAAAAACAATAAAGAAAAAAATGTTCGACAATCAATGTGCAAGTATCTTAGCACCTAGTGATTGGAGAGTAATCAAAGAACAAGAAACAGGAAGTGCAATGGATAGTGGTTGGAAAACTTGGAGAGCAAATGTAAGAACAAAATGTAACTCTATGCAAACACAAATAGATAATGCTAGTGACGTTGATGCATTAGCCGCTTTGTTTACTTATACAAAACAAGGTGATGGGAGTATAACAAGACCACTAGGTGAATTTCCAGTTAAGGAATAATACATGGCATTTTTAATAGGTGGAGCAAATTCTTTAACAGGAGGTTATGAAGTAAATAATTCACTTAGGTGGAATAGTGGAGATAGTGCTTCTTTACAACAAACTTATACTAATACAGGTACAGGAGCGGCTAAAACACTTACAGCTTCAATTTGGATAAAAAAAAGTGCAGGTGATGCTTATTTACTTAGTGCACAATCAGACAGCAACAATAGAACTGTAATGGCAGTTTTTAGCACAGTAGCGGGAGGCGGTGTAGCTTTTGAAAATAAAATAAGTGGCACTTCATCATATACTACATCTCTTGCAACTTTTAGAGACCCTTCTGCTTGGTATCATGTAGTTTGGGCTGTAGATACAACACAAGCTTCAGAATCAAACAGAGTAAAAATATATATAAATGGTGAGCAACTAACTGACCTTAAAACTGGCACGGGTTATGCATACCCGGCTGAAGATACAGTAACTAATTTTTTTCATGATTCAAATGCAACCTTTATAGGTGGTCGTTCTGGAGGAAATTATTATAATGGTTATATGGCTGAATTAAACATTGTAGATGGTTTGCAATTAGCAGCATCAAATTTTGGTGAAACAAATGATAATGGTGTTTGGGTTCCTAAAACACCCGATGTTAGTGAATATGGTACAAATGGTGGATTTTATGAATTTAAACAGACAGGCACAGGTGCTGATGCAAGTGGTATGGGTGCAGATACAAGTGGTAAAACTAATCATTTTACAGTTGCTAACCTAACCGCAACAGATGTTACAACAGATACTTGTACAAATAATTTTTGTACTGTAAATCCATTAGGAGGAACAAATTCTTCTGGTAAATGGACTTTTAGTGAAGGTAATACTCAAATACAACAAAATGATAATGGCAGTTGGAGAGCAACAGGCTCAACAATGGCTGTTTCAAAAGGAAAATGGTATTGGGAAGTAGAATTTGATGCAGGTGATATGAGAGAAATATTTGTTGGAGTGCATGATTCAAATGTTAGTTTAGAAGGAACAAATAGATGGGTAAATGGTTCAACATTATTTTATAATCATAATGGTGGTGAAATTAGACAAGATGGTACTAATACAAGTAATGATTATGGAGTTTTAACAGCAGGTGATATTTTAGGAGTTGCATTAAATATGGATGATAATGAAATTTCATTTTTTGATAATGGTAGTGCTATAGCTTCAGATTTTGGTTTATCAAGCTATATAACAGGATTTGCTATGCCAACATTTCTGTCAGATTCTAATGATATAGTATATAAAGTAAACTTTGGCAATGCACCTTTTGCAATATCAAGTGGTAATGCAGATGCAAATGGATATGGTAACTTTGAGTACGCAGTACCTAGCGGTTACTTTGCATTATGCACTAAAAACTTAGCGGAGTACGGATAATATGGCATATACAACAATAGATGACCCATCAGTATATTTTCAAACAACTCTATATACTGGAACAGGTTCTGACCAAAATATAGTTAATGGTGGCAATTCAGATTTACAACCAGATTGGGTTTGGGTAAAAGATAGAAGTGCTACTAATGACCATAAACTTACAGACTCTAATCGTTTAGGTTCTGGTGGTGGCCCAACAAGAACTTTAGAATCAAATACTACTGTGGTAGAATATGATGATAATGATTCTGGTACTGAAGCAACAAAAACATTTAATACTGATGGATTTACTATTGGGCCAAATGGTAATTATAATACTGATGGCAATACCTATGTAGCATGGCAATGGAAAGCTAATGGTGGAACAAGAACAACTAATACTGAAAGTGGAGATAACCCGGCAGGAGGATATCAAGCAAATACTACAGCAGGTTTTTCTATTGTAGATTGGACAGGAACAGGAGGTGCCGGAGGTCTTATGGCACATGGTTTAGGTGCAGTCCCTCATACTATAATAACAAAAACTCGAAGTCATGCAAACGCTTGGGCTGTATATCATCATAAAAACACAGACGCACCAGAAACAGATTATTTAAAATTAGATTCAACTGCCGCAACAGCAGATAATGTTAATAGATGGAATGATACTGTACCTACCTCAACGAATTTAGTTTTAGGAGATGTTGGTGGTGTAAATGGTAATGACCAAACTCAAATTGCTTATGTATTTACCGAAATACAAGGTTACAGTAAATTTGGTAGTTATGTAGGTAATGGGAACGATGATGGCCCATTTTTATATACAGGTTTCAAACCTGCAATGTTTTTTCGTAAAAGAACAGATGGTACTAATGGATGGAATATTTGGGATAATAAAAGAACACCTTTTAATGAAATGCACGCATCATCAGCAATACATACAACTGCTGTTGAAGATGCAAACACAGGATATAATGATATAGATTTTTTATCCAATGGAATTAAAATACATGATACAGGAGATTCTCATAATGGTGATGGTTTTAATTATGTATATTGGGCTTGGGCAGAAAGCCCATTTGTATCATCAGAAGGCGTACCAACAACAGCAAGATAAATATGATGGCAACACAAAAACATATACACACGCAGATGATTCATATAGTGTGTCATGTACATTACACTGCGAATAAGGAGATATAAATGTCAGAACTAAGATTAAATACAGACGGACACATAATTAAGTTAGGCGCTGATAATGATGTAACATTAACACACGTTGCAGATACTGGAATATTATTAAACAGTACAATGCAATTACAGTTTAATGATTCATCACAATTTATTAATGCACCAAGTGCAACTGTACTTGATATTAATGCAACTGACGAAATAGAATTAAATGCTACGGCTGTAGATTTAAACGGGACATTAGATGTTAGTGGAACATTAACTCAAACAGGAGTAGCAACTTTCTCTGCTAGAAGTGTTCACAGTTCTGGTATTACAATTGCAGACGCAGGGCAAATTGGTTCAGCTTCAGATGCAGATGCTATAGCGATAGCTTCTAATGGAGTTGTTACCTTTAGTCAAAACCCTGTCTTTCCAGATGGTGGAGTTGCTGTAGCAGATTTAGATATTGAT